CGTTCCAAGGCTATAACGCAATCCGATAGCTGGCTTATTCCTTGGGAGCCTTTAAGATGAGACAACGAAACTTCGATACCTTGTTCGTGTCCTTTCTCTCCTGCTGCTCTTCTAAGATGTGATACTAAAAACATACCAACACCTGTTTCTTCTACAAGAGAACGCAATCTATTCATAAGATTATCAATACCTCTGCGTTCATCTCCTTCTGTTAATTGATTAACAAGCATATGTAAGTGATCGACAATAACCCAATTACATTCGCAACCTATAATCATGTATCTAAGTTTAGAAAAGATTTCATCTATATCATTACTGCCTAAATGAGCATGTATAAATACTTTATCCTTCTTAATAACTTTATCAAATAAAATAATAAGTTCTTCTTCAGTGTATTTATTTCTTTTCTCTTCTAAATAGATACGATCATTAGCTTCGATGGCTACAATACCATCGGCAGTTCTCAACCAGTTCTCTTCAAGAGCTATGATACCTACATTATCTTCTGTATTTTTAATAAGATAATGAGTAAGCTCTCTAGTAAAACTAGACTTACCAAGTCCTGTTCCACCTGTAAGGGTTACCAATTCTCCTTTTCTCATACCGAAAAGCTTTTTGTTTAAACCTTCCCAAGGGTATGCAATACTTGGCTTTGTTTCTCTGTATAGCCACTTATCTTTAGCACTGGATAGTTCTAGAATACCTGATGGTGTGTAAGTCTTTGCATCCCACCATGCTTTACTAAACTGTGCGTACTGTCCTTGTTCAAGCATAGCATTTGCATCTTTGAAACCTTGAGGTAAAGATACTATCTTAGCTTTGCCCGGTTTTATAACACGAGCAACCTTTCTAGCTGCCTCTCTTCCATGCTTATCATTATCAAAGCATAGAATTACATTCTCAAATGATTCAACAAATTCAACGCTGTCTCTTATATCTCTGACTGCACCTTGAGCACCTCTTTTAATAGAGACAGATGCCCACTTCTTATCAAAGATTTCGTAGACTGCCATAGCATCACACTCTCCTTCGGTTATGGTAAGATACTTACCACCCTTACCAAAGAGTTGCTCTCCAAACAATCCTGTTCCTTCGTAACCCCCATTAACTACAAAGCCTTTAGTAGCTACAGTTCTAGTTTTAGTAGAAACTATTTCATTACTATTGTAGTAAGGGTATACATGTTTAACAACATTACCTTCGGTATCATAAATAACACGAACACCATACTTTCTTGCAACAGATTCACTAATATTTCTATCTGTTAAATCTCCGAAGACTCCTGTGTAAGAGTTTAAAAATGTTTGTGGTTTTTTATGAGAAGACATGTCTACTATATTTCCATCTAAAGCTGATTGATAATCTCTCCAATGTTCTCCACAACTAAAGCAATGACCAGAGCCATCTTTATTTGTAGAAACAGGATCACTACCTCCACACTTCGGACAGGGTAAATTGTGTTTATCCCAATTACTTTTTTCCATAAGTCCTCCTCGTGAAAAAGTGAGGGCAAGTTAGGGATACCTGCCCTCTGACATACAACGATACTAAAATTATTCTTTAGTATCTTCTTTAACAGTAGTATCATCTTCATCTTTAGTTTCAACAGCAACTTCTTCTACGATTGCATCTTCAACTAAATTATTATTAACAACACTACTATACACTTGGCTTGAAGTATTTAATATTTGCCTAAATTGATTAATAAAAGCAAGCATAACAACAGCCTGTTGTGCTTCTGGAACTAACAACCCTGCGTCATAAATTTTAGATGAACCATCATCTGCATTTATAGTTATGGGTGCTCCAGTTAGTTTGGGAGTGTCTGCCATCAGAACTCCTCTCCATCTAATAGTTCAGCACCATCTTCTGAACGATACTCAACAAGGTCAAGCACTTGTACTGCTTGTAAATCTAATCCTGTATAAGGACCGTATTGATTTTCTCCTGAGTACTCATTAAATTGTACTTTCACTTTAGAACCATTACCAACTGAGTAGTTAACTTCTTGTTTATTTGCATCTAATAATCTAGGTGCAGGTCTGACCATTCCATTAGGTCCATCAACTTTTCTTTTGATAACAACGGAAGGTTGCCCCTCCACTTCTTTGATTGTGTGTCCTCTTGACGCAAAATCGTTTGCAGTATCATCATCAACAACGAGGTTGATTGTGTATACTGGATCAAACCTTGTATTAGGTGTTTTGATACTTGCCCAATACGCAGTTCCTTCTTGTACTGCCATAATATTTCTCCTTTTATTACAGTATTTTTAAAATCATAGCTAACTCTTTCGAGTTGGGGCTATGAGCCAGTTGCCCCATCACCTCAGTAAACTGAATTAAGCAGTACCTTGAGGAGGATGGAGATAGAGGGCATCACTACTTAATGACTCAATTAAATTGCCTTTAATATTAAGGTCATTTCTTTGAGTGTATAAGAGTGTACCACACTTCATTCTAGATTGCAAGTAAATTCTCAAGAAAGTTTTGCATTCCAGATTGTTCGGTTCTCTCCACAGTCACAGTATATTTAGGACTGTAGGGAGTATGTCTAACTTCATGGGTATCTTTGTTACTATAAATAGTTTCATAGTTATCAGTAACAAACTGTTCCCATAAAGTATATTGTTCTTTAGTCAGAGGAAATCTCCTCTTTCTTTCGATAGCTGTTGTGCCTTCAAAGTTTCCCATATTAATTCTCCAATATTTTAATTGATAAACTACAACCTGTAGTATCTCCATACATTTGAAATGAATTTAGATACTTAATCATAGCTCGTTGTAAAGTGCTGGGCAAACCAGTAGAAAATTCTACATTGGTTACTTGATTATCTTTAACATCATAGTCTATTATAAATTTATAATCTCTATTTATTCTGATGTTTTCTATGTATCTACCAAGCCTGTTGTTTACCTTAGGACAAGATACCACGACAGGAGGGATAGCTTCTATTACTTCCTCCATAGTTTCAACTGTTGGCTCAATTTCTATTGGATCAACAGGTATTGAAGCTACTGTAGGTATATGTAATTGGCTAACAGGATCATAGATTCTTTCTAAAGTTTCATTAGTTTCTTCTTCAATAATCTCTTCTTCTTCTGCTTCAATAAATACTGGTTCATGTGTGTGTCCTGTAAACATATCAATCATGCGTTGTTGTAAAGATTTAGATTTGGATACTTCCTCCCTCAACCTTAACTCTACTGCACTTATATCAGTTGCAGTATTCTTTACATAATCAATTACAGTTCTAACATTATCTTCTGACCTACCTACTCGTTCATCAAGAACGATAAGTGCTGTATCAAATCTTTGCACTTCTTTGGCAGTAGTATAAAAATTTATACCAAAAAGTACCAACAATAATACTATAAATATTCTTTCAATTTTCATTACGACTCCTTATTTTTTTAAGTTTATTTCTCCATTTGGATTCTTTCCAAACTTCCATTGTACCATCTTTGAAATAGATAGTCAATACCCCATTGTTAGCTTCGATGGCAGAGATTTTATCTTTCTCTTCTTGCTCTCTGTAGATAGCAAATGCATCATACTCTGTCATCATCTACTCTCCACAATAAGCCACCATTAGCTAATTGTTTCTCTAGTTTTTCTTCAACTTCTTCCTCTGTTGGATAGTCATTAAATTCTAACTCAACTAAAACTTTTACAGGCTTAGTAATACCAAGCCAGTCAGTTACATTATCAAACCTAAAGCGTTTGAATTGTCTATCTTCTGTGTCCTCATCAGTACCTTCAAAGCCATCGAAGTCTCCGAAAAATCCTAAAGGTTTTACAGTATAAGTTTTAGGTTCTTCATTAACTCCACTGTACTTATATTGATAATCAAATTTTATAGTCTGTTTATTCTTAACAGCTTCTATAACATCTAATGTTACATTACTTACATCTATACTCATAATTTCCATTCCCATTTAAATAGTTTAGTTTTATCTTCCTTGTCCTCTGTATGCTGGACTTCCATTTCCTTGCAATTTTTTAATTCTTTTTTTGTGTTTGTTTCTAACTCTAGTATTCCGTGAGTT